TGAGTTAAACCCTTACCAGCAACAACTTCATCTACCGGAATAATTTCAGTATGAAACCCTGTATTGAGTAATTCATTAGCCATGTGTACAGTAAGAATATAAGCATGTAAGTTATATGGATAGCCTGGTTTAACTAATCCTGGTAAAGCACCTTCTTTTCTAGCTCCATATTCGTTTTCATTATGACCTAGATATAAAACGTCAATATCATGTTCTTGTATCCATTCGCCCCAATCATTTTCTTTCCATAAACTTTGATCAATGACTGCATCATCTTCAAATATGATACAAGGTTTGCCATGCTGTACAACTTGTTGCCATGCTTTATAATGAGATAAGAAACAACCTACTTCACCTTTTGTGATACGTCTATTCTTAAATGGATCTCTCCACTTATGGTTAATACCAAACTCGTTCTTTTGCATTTGAGCATGGTCAATTGTGTTACCATCAATCGCTTCTAATACATCATAGTCTTCTAACCACTGATGCTTTGCTTTAAAATTAGCTAGTCTATCATGACGCTTTTTTAAATTTATAACTATCTTTTTCATAATTTATCCCTTTATTGTCTGTTAAGAAACAGATCTACTGGTACGCATATTCTTAGCTCTGAGAAGAATGGATTAACGTAATGATATGTGAAACTAGGAAAGATCATAAAGTCTCCTGTTTCCGGAGTATGTATATGATCTTTAAACATTGGTTTAAAATAAGGATCATAACCTCTGTTACAATTTGATCTAGGATCAGAGAATACTATCTCACCTCCAGAGGTTTGTTCTTCTGCTAGTATATAAAATACTCCAGATAATTGACACCCAGCATGATTGTGTTTAGCCATACTGTAATGTTTACCTTGTCCAGTAATCCATCCTTTAAAGCTATAGTTATCCCAATCACTAATAGATCGATCTATTGATTTAGTTAAGTATGAATCAAAGCAGTTATAAATAGTCTTATTAAACTTCTTTATTACTTCACTGTCGTCATCTAGTATATTATATCCGCCGAGATCATTCGGAGGATTATTCATATCATGATGCATAAATATATGTTCTACTAACCCGGTAGTATCAAACTTACCTTTACCCATCTTTGTAGGCCATAAGTCATCAATTAAAACCATTTCACATTCCTCATATTATACCTGTATATATAATATACTTAACTCATACAAAGTGCAAGGACTATTATGAACTCATTTGATGATTTTTATGAATTTCTGTTATCAGAAGATTGTTTCGAAAAATGCTTGGTGTCTTTTATAGATGAACATCAACGACAACGATATATAGAGCAAACAGATATCTGGGCCTATAGAGGCAAGATAACTGATCTGTGGATGAGTGGTGATGATACTATTAAGGTAGAAGGCTATGAGCAATTTAAGTATATCTCAAGCGGTACTATACATATATTTTATTCACCAGCAGGAGGACCTACTTTCCCCTTGCACTCTGACCCAGTTAATGTTATAATAGAAGTTATAGACGGATCCAAATGTATTGAAACATTCAATGGAGAATACCACATGAGCTCAGGTCAAAACATGTTTTTGAGAGCTGGTGTTGAACACAGAGCGATAAATTATGAGAAGGCATTAACATACAGTTATGGCATTAACGACCCAAACACACTCAGTAGTATACGTAAAGACAACTGAGACTTGTAATCTAAACTGCTCACATTGTTTTACTTCTGGTATGAATGGTAGAAAGATCTACTTCGATCATATTAAGACAGCTAATTGGTGTAATGAATTAGATACAGGTGATAATCTTATACATCTAGAATATCATGGTGGAGAGCCTATGCTAGCTCCCATGAAAAGTCTGCGTGAATTTCACGATATAACAAAAGCACAATGGGGTGATAGAGCTACTCACGGTATAACTACTAACCTTGTATTTAAACTTACAGAAGAAAAGCTAGCGTTCTTTAATGAAGTTATTACAGGTGGTAATATAGGTACATCATGGGATCCTAATATACGTTTTACTAATGAACATCAAAGGAAGATGTGGGAGAATAATGTTAAGCATCTTACATCGCTTGGTCATTCTCTAAAATGTTTTATATCTGTATCTAAAGACGTTATAAAATTACAACCTATAGAGATTGCAGACTATATGCACTCATTAGGTATACGAGAGATATCATATGAGAGATTAACTCATGATGGCAATGCTACAATCAATACAGATATCTTTCCTCATAATAAAGAGTTAGATGATTGGTGGATGTTAATGCATGAGCAGACTGAGAACCACCCAGTTGAAAATGGTTTCATGCATTCTGTATATGAGAAGTTTAGTAAAGGTCAATTCAGAATGGGTACGTTCTGTCGTGATTGTGAGCAGAAGATACATACTATAAATGCAGATGGTACAGTAGCAGGTTGTCCTAATACAGCTCCTACTATGCATTACGGGCATATAGATACTCCAGCAAAGGAAGTAAGACTAAGTCCTAAGCGTATGGAAATTATATCTTGTGAACAGCATGAGAGAGATCCGAGATGTTATTCTTGTCCTGTGTTTATGTATTGCCATTCAGACTGTCATCAGCTAGTATGGATGGATGATGTATGTCCTGCCCCTAAAACTTTAATGATGAAACTTGCGAGAGAAAAAGAATGGATCTAATTGTAAAACCAACAGAGGCTTGTAACTTCAAATGTACTTTCTGTTCGTCTACTGATATCGATCCTAATGAGGTTGGTTTATTAGACTTAAACTATATCTACAAGTTTCTTGAGAGATGGCCTGACTGTAATACTATTATTGTTAATGGTGGTGATCCTCTTATGGTTAAACCAGAATGGTATCAAGAATTAATCGATCACTTAGATGAACATGATTACAAAGCATCTATATCATTCACATCTAACCTATGGCCTTTCTTAATGCGTCCTGAGAAATGGCTTCCTATATTTCAGAATAAAAGGTTTGGCTGTGCTACGTCATTTCAATATGGTGGTGGTAGATTAAAAGGTGATTATTCAGAGTTTACTGAGAGTGACTTCTGGATGGTGTCTAATGCTATGCTTAAGCATACAGGTGAACGACCTGACTTCATAGCAGTTATAACAGATGAGAACGAACATCTTGCTATTAAGAATGTTGAGTTAGCAAAAGAGATGGGTGTAGAATGTAAGTTAAATTATGCTATGGCTTCTGGTGTACAAGGTACTACATATCAACTATCTAAGATATATGAAACTTATATTAAGATATATGATATGGGCTTAGCTGATTATGAGTTTAATACTAGACAGATGATGAAACGTTTAGGAGGTTCTGCAACTACTTGTCCTCAGAATAGATTATGTGATACTGGTATTAGAGCTATGAACCCAGGAGGAGATTATTACTCTTGCGGGTCTTTCGGAGATGATATGGATTATCCTATTGACTTTGAGACTGAAATGAATGGGGAGATGCAGACGCCTCTTCAAGATGATCCTAATATACAGACTATGAAAATGTCTTGTTATACTTGTCCTATGTTTGAGATATGTAATGGCTGTAAGAAGACTGTGCGAGATATGAAGAGAGAGGGTATAGTAGAATCTCATTGTAGACAGATGAAAACATTAGCACCTCGCATACTTGAGATAAACGGAATGAGTCCTGATGGAGTAACACCTTATGTCGATGAATCTATCAATTAACCCGACATACTACTGCAACTTCAGATGTGACTTTTGCTATCTAACTAAAGAACAACTAGGAGATAGACATAAGATATCTCCTGAGCTATTACAGAGTTCTATAGAGCAAATAAATGAACCTATATCTCATATAGATTTATATGGAGGTGAAATAGGATTACTGACGTCTGATTACTATTACTCTATTAAAGATATCATACGTAAACGTTATGATGGTAATATTCATATCAATACAAACCTCTCAGCATTTCCAGATTTCTTTAGAGATGAAGATGTGACTTTGTCAGTATCATACGATTTTAGTGCACGAGAAAAAGAACAGTTTGTACTAAATAATATGATGAATGCTAATAAGGATTTAGCTGTACTCATCTTAGCATCACCTAAAGTGTTAGAGATGGATGTAGAGTTTATGATCTTTACTCTCAATATGGTATCTAATGTTAAATCTGTTGAAATCAAACCCTACTCTATTAATCAAGCAAATGCTCATCCAGTCACTCATAAAGACTTCGAAGACTTTGTTATAAGGTTTGACGAAGCTAAGACAGAAAAGAACTTTGACTTTCAAAACATTCATAACATCTATAGAAGTATAGATAAAGAGTATAACGCATTCTCATCTGATCATGTGTATATAACACCGTCAGGTAAGTTTGGAGTGTTGGAGTTCGATAAAGATGATAAAGAATATTTTAAAGAGTATAACACCTACCATGAATACAAAGAATGGGCAGAGAATGAAGTACGGGATAATCTTAGTCCTATATGTCATAATTGCTCTTACTTTGGCCATTGTCTCACCGAACATTACAGGTATGTTTTGGATTTAGATAATAGTTGTAACGGATATAAAGGGCTATTAGATTATTATGCAAGAATGGAAAGCTAGACAGAAAGCATACCACATGACACAGTCCCTCTTCAGAGATGATTTGAACGAGGTTGATATCAGGTGGGAACCTGACAATATA